AAGTTCATGAAAGCGCCTAGATTTACTAATGTTATGAGTAATCATTCTAATGTTCAAGTTGGAGAAGTTGTTAAAGAACACCGTGATTCCACAGGACGTTTATGGAAAACTGATGTTGATGATGTTGGATTTTTCGTTGTAATTAAATTAAGAGATGATATTGAAAAGGCTAAAGAAGTTAGTCGAGATATTAGAAAAGGCACACTTCGTTCTTTCAGCATTGGAGGTCAAGCACTTGAAAAGCGTAAAAGGAAGAATGAAGAACTTGGAGAATTTAATGAAATTAGTAAATTGGAATTGCATGAAGTAACTATTTGTGAAAAAGGCATTAATCCAGAAGCGAAATTTGATATTCTAAAACAAGATAATGGTGATAACATGACAGAAGTTACAAAAGCATTAGAAGAACTAAACATACTCTTAAAAGATATTAAGGGAGAAACCGTTAGTAAAGCACCTCATCCATCAGCAGATGAAGATGGTGGGGAATTTGAAATGGCGGATTTACCGGAAGGTGAACAAGAAATGACAAGTGAATATTTAGACACAGAAGAATCTGAAGACGCACCAACGGAAGAACCAGCAGACTTTGAGTTAGCCGACGGTGAAGAAGAAGAAGGGCAAGAAGAATTTGAACTCGCTCAAAAAAGTAAAACAAGTTTAACCCATGAAACACAATTAGTGGATGAGGCTGGATTAGAAGTTATTTCAGGCGGACAACCTGCATCAAAGCATGGTCAAATTAAAGTCCCTCAAGGAACTGAAACCAAAAAGTCTCTTTATTCTGGAGATACCCCAACACTCGATTTGAGTGCTGAGAATCTAGAAAAAGCGTATGCTGAATTTAAGGCTGAACAAATGGAAAAGATGGCTTACAATGATATTAAGTCAGGTTTCCAAGCACGATTCAATGCTGAAGTTGCAGCAAAGGCTGATTCAATCGAGAAGTCAAACTATGACCCTCGCACAGAAGTAAACGAACTGAAAAAGCAGTTTAGTGAGTTAATTGACACACTAAAGGGTGAGAAGGAAAATGTTATCCGAAAGCAGCAAAAGGCTGTTGATAACCTAAATGTTCCTTCAAGTGATGAAATCGCTAAGATGGACTGGAATGAAGTTCATTTGGCTATGGCTCGACTAGAGCGCAATTTCCGCTGAATACGGATTTAAAAAAAGGTGATTTAAAATGGTAAAATATATTAACACAATTGCTGACCTTGAAACAGCCACTTATGGCTCGTTTGGTGGAAACAGCGATATTCTGAAAAGTGGTGGGTCTTTACTTGGACTTCACACAGCACACGATACAAACGCAACAAACGCATTTGTTGGAACTGCGGCTTCAAACCTCAGTAACTTGTATAACGTGATTTATGGACAGAAAGTTTGGTCAATGCTCAATCAAGAGATTAATCCACTTTCTATCCTTCCTAAGCGTCCATACACTTCAAGTGGTTGGCGCGTATTAATCGACAGACCTATGGGTGGAAGTGCTGCGGCTTTTGCGATTGGAACAACTGATATGTCAGCAACTCCAACAGCAGATATGAGCGCACCTTCAGCAGATACTCTTGGTGGTGTGAATGAAAATCACGCTTTGAATAGTGTTGGGCTTTCTGAACTATCTCCAGAATATGCGACCTTATACATGAGTCCTAAAACTGTTGCACATATGTTCGGATATTCCGAAGTAGCAGCAGAAATGGCGAAAATTGATGATGGTATCGGTGATATTCGTAACATTGTTCGTGAAGATATGGGTAAATTCCACGCTGAGGTTCAGTCCAAAATGCTTGTAATGCCCCTTGAAAACTACGACCACACAAGTTACACAAACATTGAATTGAATTATACTTCATTATACAAGATTGTAGCAAGTAGTCAAGAAATGGAAGCAATGGTTGATGCAGGTATGCACGGTTCAATGGGTGGTTCTTCATCAACAGGCGGTTTAGTAGACCAAATGAGTTATTTGTATGGAAACAATTCTCGTGATTTAGTTGCAAATGCTTACAATGAATCTTATATGGATTCTTATGTCAATTATGGTAGTGGATATGCTGCTGGCGATGTTCGAGCATTAACTCTAAGTTTGCTTAATACAACTTTGCAGAACCTCCGAACCAATGGTGGAACACCAAAATGTATTCTAACTGGATATGACTCAATTCAAGCAATTGCTGATTTGTTACAGTCCCAAGAACGCTTTTTGGAGCGAAAAGAAATTGTTCCAACACATAACGGTGTTCGTGGTGTAAAGGGCCGAGAAGTCGGTTTCCGAGTAGCGACATATTTCGATATTCCGCTAATTCCATGTAAAGATATGTCTAGCACAGGTGAAGCAACAGGTAAATTAAGTGACTTGTTGTTCTTAGATACTGACCATCTTTGGATGGCTGTAATGAAACCCACTCAATACTTTGAAGATGGTATTAATTCTGGAAACCCATTCGGTGTTGGCGCACTTGGAAACAAAGCCATGTTCCGAACAATGGGCGAAACTGGTTGCACTTTCTTTAAGGGACAAGGCAAAGTTACAAACGTGAACTGAGGTCGTTTAGTCATAATTAGGTGATTTAAAATGACACAACAATTTATTGAAATAATTGCGGACCGTAAAGGTGTTTCTAAGCCTAGAGTTTGTGGCGATGAATATGTCGTAGATGCTTTTGTAAAGATGACGGTATATCATACAGCAGATGTGATTAATGCTTCTGATGTAGGATTATCAAAAATTACAGCAGCAACAATTACAGGAACAACAGGTGGAGTTTCTGATGGTAGTATGGCTAGTGGGGCTTATATTCAAGTCCCTACCGCTAATGTTGCTACCGGCCTTTATCCAAGCAGTAGTAGTATCAAAATAGTATTATATGATAATGATGGTGCTTGTGGTCTATTAAGTAATGCAACTAATATGGATGATATGACATTTAGACTCCGTATTTGGGGCAACATTTGAATAGGTGATTAATTGGCTAAATTAACATTAATAGCGAATTTACCTAACGGTGAATATTTGCTTAATGGTTATAGTCATCAATCTAACAAAAGAATCAAGATTGGCGAAACTGTTGATTGTGTAACAGAATTAGCAATTGGTTTTATTGGTGCATCAGAATTTAAAGTTTCTTTTGAAAGTGGTGAATTGGATAATATAGAAGATAGGAAATTAAAAAGAGTTGTAAAGTTAGGTCAATTTAAAGATGTTGCTGCTCTTAAAAGTGAACTATCCCCAAAACAAAAATCATTTGTTTCAAAGGTTTTACCTAAGAAAGCAACTAAAGAAGAAAAGGTTGTTGAAGAGGTTTTAAAGGAACCAGCGAATGAAAAAACATTAGAAGAATCTTCAGATGAGGCTACTTTAGCCAATGATTCTGAATGATTCCGCTATGTTTATAGGGGGTCGCCCCCTCTTGATTATTGTAGGGGATTACCCTAAACGAAAGTAGGTGAAAAAATGGGATTAGGTGGATGTAGAAGTAGTGGTGAATTAACTAGTGCTGCAAAAGTATTTAGTGGAAGATGTAAATTAGTTAGTATTCATGCTACTAATACTCATGCTACTGATGCGAGTATAGTAACAATTTATGATAATTTGGCGGCTAGTGGTAAAGTAGTTGCTAAAATGGTTTTACCCGGAATTATGTCAGTAAATGCTGATAGTGGTGGTGCGGGTAGTAATAATACTGCTTCAAATTTTGAATATGATATGCATGGTGTTATTTGCGCTAATGGTTTATATTTTTCTTTTGCTGGTGGAACTCCATCAGTAACAATAGAATTTTCATGAGGGTTTAAAATGGCAGCGATTAATAAAGATACTAGATTAGTAATGACAATTTTATTTGTTGGTGCGTGTTCAGGATTAAATGTATATTTTTATGCTGAATATGGTGCAGAATTACCTTGGAGTCATTTTTCTCATGCAATATTATTCTCATTATTAACCATTGGTGGGATAATGGGTATTAAAGCGTTTATGGATTTAGTAATGAACGAGAGAATGGAATTGTATTTATTAGATAGAAAAATTAAATTTTATTGGGAAAAGCAACAAAGGGATGAACAACAAAAACAACGCATTATGGAAAGTATGCGGCAATATAAAATGCCAATGTATGTTCAATCTAATGATGAATTACCCCCAGAATTTTTAGAACAATTACAATAGGTGATTAATTGGGATGGCTACCAAATGTTTTAAGTGCGGATGATACTACAATTGCGTATGATATGACTAGAGCGCATTCAGCAGATATTTGGTTTTTAAAACTTAGGGCTTGGACATGGGGAATTACAGCAACAGTAGCAGCATTATGTATTGGTAATATCGCAGGAGTTTTTGGAATAAATATTTTTGGGGCATTAATTGGATTAATTAGTGAAATAATATGGTGATTTCATGTGTCTTTTCTTGCTGGATTTGCAGTATTCTTTGCAGAAGTAGGTTTAGCAGTTTATAATAGAGTTCATGCTCATCAATTTGGAATATATGGTGCTGGAAAAGTTGGAAAGACA